CTTTGCCACATCGAATAGCCTGCTACTGATCGCGGCGCTGATCACGTCCAGCCTTGGCGGCAATAGCGTCGCGCGCTGCCAGTGGGTCGCCGGCACCAGCCGCTTCACGATCACCACCGCCCGGACCGGCACAACGGCCACCATTACCGTCGCCAGCGCGCCAGCAGCGGGCACCGACATTTCCGCGCTGTGCTGCTTCACGCTGGCAACCGGCGCAACCCTCACACAAGGCACAGCAGGATGAGCGACATGGTTCCCGGCACCCTGGTCCAGATGCGGATCGGGCGCCGCTTTGCCCACTACACGATTGGCGATGTCATCGCCGTGCCGATGGATCAGGCACAGGACCTCGCCGCGCGACGCCTCGCGCAACCGATGGCACTTCTGGTGCCGACGCCGCTACCAGAGTCCACGGCGCCGGTCGACGCCACACCGACGCGGTCGCCACCGCAGATCGTGCGCAAATAGCGCCATGTATGCCGCGCTGCGCGTCATCACACCGGCACTGACCGAACCGGTGACGCTGGAACAGGCGCGCCGGCATTGCCGGATCGACAATACGTATGACGATGACGTGCTGGCCATGTATCTGACCAGCGCGCGCACCTGGGCCGAGACGTGGCTCAACCGCGCGCTGTTCACGCAAAAGCTGCAATACAACGTCACATGGTCACCGCCACCGACCGCAACGCCGCTGGTGCCGCAATCGCTGATCGTGTTCCCGCTCAACTGGCCGCCCCTGGTGAAACGACCGATCGAGCTACCGCGCGCGCCGACTGTTTCAGTCGAAAGCATCTCGTGGGGCGCGATCGATGACATGACGGTGGCGGACCCGAGCGATTACTCGCTCAACCTGCTGGTCGAGCCAGGTTACGTCGCGGTGAAGCCGCAGCTTCTGCCGCGCATCCCGCAGCAATCGATGTCGATCAATTACACCTCGGGCTACAGCGACGCGGACCCGACCGCGATCCCGGTTCCGATCCTCCACGGCATCCTGTTCCTGACCGCGTTCCTTTATGAGCAAAGGGGCGACGCCGGGGGCGATATGCCCGCGACCGCGCGCGCGCTGATGCAGCCGTATCGCTTGTGGACGTTCGCCGGGTAGGAGGCGCGCCATGTCCCCGCTGATGCTGATCCTGATCATCCTGCTGGTGGTGCTGCTGTTCGGCGGTGGCTACGGCTACCGCAGCGGCTTCTATACCGGCGCGTATCCTGTCTATGGCGGCGGGCTGTTCGCGATCGTCATCGTGGTGCTGATCATCCTCCTGCTGACGGGTCGCTTGTGAGTGCCTGACAACAATTCGGGGCAACTGCCCTCTAGTGTCGGCATCGGGTCGCTGCGCTGGCGCGTCACGCTATACCGGCGTGATCAGGCCCCTGATCCCGGCCTCGGCATCAAGGAAACACTGGTGCGGATTGCCACCGTGCAATCCGACATTCAACCAACCTATCCCTCGACGTTTTACAATTCCGTCGCGGTCGATACCCCGGTGTCGCATCTGATCCGCACGCGCTGGTTCGATTACATCGAAAATACGCATGTCATCATGCGCTCAACCCTACGCCCCGCCGAACAAATACCGACGCAATGGGATGACGGCACTACGCTATGGGATAGCACCAGCGACGCGACGCTCTGGGACTTGCCAACGGCGATGAGCGGCGTTCCGCAGCGCCAGCGGACTGAACTCTACCGGGTGCGCCGGATTAAAGAGGTCGCCGGGCGCAAGCGCTTCGTCGAGTTCGAGTGCGAGCTTGAGCGCGCGCATACCACCGACAGCGACAGTGACGCCACGCGGCAAGCCGAGTTCATGGAACCGACGATCGTCGGTGAACCGCCGGTGTGAGCGACCTCAAATTGACGGTGACAAGCTGGGGCGAGGTGGCAATCGACAAGAAGCCGATGCGCGCGCTGATGCGAGCCGCCGGCAACGATGTGCGGACCAAGACATCCCGCCTGATCAACGCCAGCGACGGCGGGGGGCGCGTCTACCGCCTTCCGGCCGGTCGCGGAACCTATCGCGCCTCGACTTCCGGCAACCCGCCTGTGAGGGCCTCCGGGGCGCTGCGCGGGTCCCTCAAGACCTACGTGTTCAAATCGGCGGAGGGCTTCGCCGTCCGCGCGCGGCAGTTTTACGCGCTGTTCCTCGAAGTCGGCGCGCGGGGCGGTGGCAATCCGGGGTCCCGTTCAGTGAAGCCGATTAACCGGCGCACCGGCCGCCGGATGCGTGCCAAGGGGGTCTACACGACGCGCGTCCTGGAACCGCGCCCGTTCCTCGATCGCGTGATGGACCAGGAGGCCCCGAACATCACGCGCCGGCTCCGCGAGGCGTTCGCCAAGTCACTGACCTGGAAGCAGACCAAGTGAGCGGGTCCGCGGTGCCCTCGATCGTTGCAACCTTCATTTCGCAGCTACGCGCCAACGCCCCAATATTCACCGGCCGCATCGCGGGTGCTGCCGAGTTCTATGCGGGCCTCAAGAATTACAACACCTCGATGGCGTTGCCCGCCGCTTACGTGATGCCGCTCGGCCAGGACGCCGACGTGAACACGGCAGCGGGCGGGGATCTACTTCAGATCGTCAAGAAGAGCATCGGCATCGCGGTGGAACTCGACGCGACGCTTGACCGGCGCGGTCAGGACCCGGTGATGCAATTTCAGATCATCGAAACGCAACTATTCGCTTCGGTGCTCAACATGATCCTGCGGGACACTTGCCCGCGCATGTCGAGGGGCACCTATTTCCTCGGTGCCCGCTACCTCGACCTCGACCGCGCGCGGCTGTTCTACCAGTGGGAGTTCGGCCTCGATTGGCTGATCACCACCGCCGATGGCGTCCAGGTGCAATCGGTGCCTCTCGCGGCAATCGAATTGGACATCTTCAAAGCGCCCGTCACGCCCGGCGAGATACCCGGCGCTGTCGTGCACGTCCCGACCGGTGAGCCGCCCTATCCGCCCGCCACCGATGGCCCCTGGCCCGAGGAACCTGCCTGATGGCAAGCGCGATCGATCCCACCAAGCCGACGACGGCGCTCGCCTATACCGCCGACGTGCGCGCCAATTTCGCGGCGGCGAAAACCGAGATCGAGGCGCTGCAAACAACGCTGGCCCTTGGCACTGTGATCGTCGGCGCCACGCCCGACGCGACCGCGCGCGGACGGCTCTGGTGGGACACCGTAAGCGGCCAACTGTTCGTTGAATACGACGACGGCACGACAACCCAATGGGTCATGGCGAGCAGTGCTGTCCTCGCATAAGCCTGACATAACGGGGGCGCAATATGGTTAGTCCGTTGCTCGCGGGTGCGGCCGTCATCGATGTGACGCCGATCCCGCCGGTTCAACTCTTCGGCGCACCAGCGGACACAACGGCGACCGGCATAGACACGAAGCTGTATTGCAAGGCGCTGGTGATCCAGGATGGCGCGACGCGCGTCGCGATCGTCACGGTCGATCAGAACAAGTTCCCGGTGGAACAAACTAACCCCGTGCGTCAGGCGGTAACCGACGCGACCGGCATCCCGTTTACTAATGTCACCGTCACCGCGTCGCACACGCACCGCGCGCCAATCTATGACTACTATCCCGACTCGCTGGTGACGCCCTGTGTCCAGGCGGTGCAGGCTGCATTGGCGGGCCTCGGCCCGGTTACCATGATGACCGGAACCGGCACGGCGCCGGGCCTCTCGGAAAATCGCCGCGTCATGAGGGGCGGCACGACCTGGGGCGTATGGCAGCTTCCCGAGCCCGAGCAGAACAGCTTTCCCAAGGAAGGACCGGAGGACAACGATTTCGTTGTTCTCTCGGTGGTCGATAACTCGACCGGCAAATACAAAGCAATCGTCTATGACTTCCCATGCGCCGCAGCGAACAGTGAGGATCAGACACTGGTGTCGGCGGACTTCCCGGGCGATACCGAAATCTATGTCCAGGGCGTCTTGGGGTATGCTGTGCCATGCCTCTACCTGACCGGCACCAGCGGCGACACTAACCCGGTCTCGCGCAACCTGCTCACGCCCAAGCCGAAACTTGAGTTTGGCAATACGCTCGGCGCCGAGATAGTGCGGGTGGTATCCTCCGCCGCTGTGCCCGTCATCAATCCGGCTCTTATGGTTGAGACGTGGGAGTTGCAGATACCACTGCGCGAAAATCCATTCTTCGCCGGCGCTGACATTATGCTGAAGTGGCCGGGTCAATACGATACTTTCCAGCGAAACTATGAGGCGCAGGTCGCAGCGGAACAGCCTACCTACCAGTGCTTTATTAGCGGCATCAAACTGGGCGACAATTTCGGCATCTCGATGAACCCCGCCGATCTGTTCATTCAGCATCGCCTGAATATCAAGATGCTGTCGCCGTTCGCGTATACCATGACGGTCGAGCACACCAACGGCGACCACGGGTATGTCGCAACACCGCTCGCGTTCCACGGGCAGGGATACGAAACGTGGTATGGTCTTGGCAACTACCTGCACACCTCGGCCGGCGACACGCTGGAGAATGGGTGCCTTAAAATCCTGAATAACTTGGCGCGCAAGGGGCAGGCGCCGCTGGTGTTTCCCGCCGCTCCGACGATCGGGCAAACCTACACCGCTGCCGGCGTGGTCTACAGTTGGGACGGCATCAAATGGACCTCTGTCCCGCTCAACACTCCCTATCTTTCCAAGAGTGGCGGTCAGATTTCCGGCCCGCTGATCCTGCCTTGGAACGCCTCGCAGTCGTTGTCAGCGGTGCCGATCCAGCAACTGCCGCCGATGGCACGGCTGCTCTATCAATCCTCGACCCTCGTCGGCAACGGTGCGGACATCACCGAGGACGTGTTGCAGAGTTTCAACGTAATTGGTGGCTCCTTGCGCACGATCGGCGACCGGCTGATCTTTCGCGCTGGCGGAAACATCCTTGGCAATCCCGATCTAAAGCGTGTCTCCGTCCGGTGGGGCGGCAACTCGATTGGCAATGCCACCTACAGCGGCGGTTCGGTGCAGGCGTGGCGGGTAATCGGCGAGATACTGTTGACCAGCGTCAGCACGCAAACGGTATCCTTGCAGTTCTCAAGTTTCATTGGCTCAGGACAGGCTGGCCTCGCCCTGTCGAACCGTCCGAACCAAGTTGACACCGTGCTGGATGTGACCGGCCAGAATGAGAGCAATCCCGTCGCAAGCTCGATTACCTGTCGATATTTCACCGTCGATTACGTGGCGGCGGGCTTCGATTACCTGCCGATCGCGGCATAAGGCAACGCACAAAACTATGAAGGAGAGAAACCGATGAAAGTCCTCCCCGTGGCGGGTCGTCTGGTGCGCGATCCGCGAAGCATGATGCTGCTGCCGGAGGAAGGCCGCGAGGTGCCGGACGATGACGTGTTTTGGGTGCGTCGTGTCCGCGACGGGGACGTGACCGTGGTCACCGACCCGCCACCCGATCCGCCCGCAACAACCGAGGGAGGGGCATAAGCGATGGCAATTAACTTCACATACTACCCGACATCGAACCGGGTTCCCGGTGTGTATGTCGAAATGGACCCGTCGCAGGCGAACAGCGGCGTTGCCCTGCAAAGCACACTGCTGATCGGTCAGAAACTCGCCGCCGGAACGGCGGTCGCTGATACCCCTGTCCAGGTCGAGAGCGTCGCGCAGGTGCTACAGCTTTGCGGGCAGGGCTCGATCCTCGCCGCGATGGCGCAACGCTATCTGCAACGCGATCCGTTCGGCGACCTCTGGCTACTCCCGCTTAACGACAACCCCGCAGGCGTCGCTGCTACGGGAGGGGTTACCGTGACCGGCACAGCCACCGCATCCGGCACGCTCAACCTCTACATCGGCGGCATACGGGTGCAGGTCGGTGTCAGCACTGGCGATACCGCTACTATCATCGGGGACAATATAAAAGCCGCCATTCTCAACAATGACGATGTGGCAGTCGTCCCCGGCACCAACACCGCAGGCGTGCTGCCGATCCACGCGCTGCACAAGGGGCTGCTCGGCAACGACATCGACTTACAGGCGAATTACCTCGGCACCGCCGGGGGTGAGTTTCCGGTGGCTGGTGTGACGGTGACCTTTCCGCCCATGGCAGGCGGAACCGCGAGTCCATCACTGACGAACGCGCTGGCGAACCTGTCGTCGCATCCCTACGACTTCATTTGCACGCCCTATAACGACACCGCGTCGTTGAATGCGTTGCAGACATTCTTTGCCGATGACGTGGGCCGGTGGTCCTGGCAGGAAATGGTTTACGGCGGCGCGTTCTCCGCCTTTCGTGGCACTCTCGGTGCTTGCACCGCGTTCGGCACCGGCCGCAACGATCAACACATGTCCGTCATGGCGTTCAACGGCTCGCCCGATCCGGTCTGGATATGGGCGACCGAGTATTGCGCCGCGTCCGCCGCCAGCCTGCGCGTCGATCCTGGCCTGCCGCTGCAATACATCAACACGACGTTGCAGGCGCCGCCGGTCGCCGCGCAATGGACGCTCGGCGAGCGCAATACGCTGCTCTATGACGGCATGAGCACGACGCGCGTCGGCGACGCCAACACCGTCATCCTGGAGCGCGCCGCCACGACCTATCAGCACAATGCGGCCGGCGCGGTCGATAACTCATACCTCGATGTGGAAACGATGTATGGGATGATGTTTGTCGCACGCGATCTCTCCAACTATCTGCTAACCCGCTACGCGCGCAAGAAACTGGTGAGCGACACGACACCGATCCTCGCCGGTTCCAATTGCGTCAACGCGCCGATGATCAAGGCCAGCGTGATCATGGAATACCGCGCGTTGCAGACCGCCGGCTATGTGCAGAATGCCGCTCAATTCGCGAAAGGCATCATCGTCGAGGACGCCGGCAACGGACTGGTGAAAATCCTCGCGCCGGTCGATCTGGTGAACCAACTGCGCCAGATCGCCATCCTGCTGCAATTCCGCAAGAGCTAAGGGGGACCGATCATGGCTGCTTGTGTGCCTCTGGCCGGTATCACCGGCCTGACGATCGATGGGAACGCCTACATGGTGGTTTCCGACGTAACGTGGTCGCCGGTGCTATTCCGTCGCGAGACGTTGCTTGGCCTCGATGCCGTGCATGGGTTCAGCGAGGTGCCCGCGCAAGGTTTCATCGAGGCGACCTTGCGCGATAGCTCGGACATCACCGTGGGCGACTTCAATCAGATGCGTTGCGTTGAAGTCCAGGTGACGCTGGCGAACGGCAAGGTGGTCGGTGGCGCGAATATGTGGTGCGTCACCGCGCTGGAAGTCCGCGCCGCCGAAGGCACCTTCCAGGTGCGGTTCGATGGCGTCGAAGTGGCGGAGACGTTCGCATGATGGACGGCATGACCATCGCCGATCAGATGGACGCGCAAGAGGAAGCCACCGCGCCGCGCGTCCTCGACCTCGACCTCGACCCGCCGGTGACGTTTCAGAAGAAACCTTTCGCCACGCTCCACCTGGAAGAACCCACAGGCAAGATGATGGAACGCGCCGAACAGGAATTGCAGAGTGGGGTCAACGCCTACTCGCTGCGGCGGTTCCAAATTACGTTGGTCGCCAGCGCCGCCAAGGTCCCGCGTGAGGTGGTCGAGGCCATGCCAGTGGGACAGATCGCGCGTGCCTGGGATTTTCTCGAAACGCTGTTGCCGGGTGGCCCAGCAACTGGCGCGACATCATCGCGGACCTGACGCGGTTCTGGGGTTGGGGACCGCACGACGCATGGTCGTTGACCGGCACGGAATTGATGTGGTGGCTCGATCAGACGCACCGCATCGCCGCGCGCGAACGCGAGGCCGCAGAGGCACGGCGTAGGTAATGGCTGGCTACTCCGTCACCTATTCGGTCGTTGATAACGCGACCAAGCAGATTGACGCGATCAACCGCCGCATCACTCAGATGCGCGCGCCGATGGACCGCATGTCGCGCTCGATCAGCCGGTTCGTCGACGTATCGGGCTTGCGCAAGGTTGCGGAAGGCTTCGGCTGGATAGGACGCGCCGCCGCCACCGCGTTCCGCGCGATGATCGCCATCGTCCCGGTGCTTGGCGCGATCACCTCGGCCGCCACCATCGCCGGCATTGCCAAGCTGGTGTCGTCATTCTCCGCCTGGGGGCGACAACTGACGATCAACGCCGATGAAATCGGCACCACGTCGCAGAAGTTGCAGCAATTCGAGGACGCGACGCGCCTCGCCGGTGGCAGTGCCGATGAAATGACGGAAAGCCTGAAGGGGCTAAAGACCATCTCAACCAACGCATTCCTTGGTGCCGACAACGATGCGGTCGCTTATTTCAACCGCTATGGCATCAG